GGCCACTTTAAAAGTCGATTAAATGCTTTAACTGGCACAAATCAGTTAGCCCTTGCTGCTTAATTAAATAACAGCAACAATCTTAGAAAGCGATGAAGGTAGCGTTCAAAAGATTGTCGTAAAATCCTTCGGCTGCTAGAATAGCCAACGGGTTCTAGCCTGAGACTAGTTGGTACGGAAAGATGAATGTTGTTTGTTCTTTAATCTTTCTTAAAATTTATGAACAAAATAAATTTGTAGAAGATGTAATTAGAAATATCGCAAGACGGGGATTCGACTTCCCCCGCCTCCACTTAAATATGAATAGAAAAATTTGTACTTACTGTGGCAAAAGAAAAAACAGGGGAAGTTTCCCTAAACATAGTATGTACAAAGACAATCTTGATACACGATGTAAGAAGTGTGTTAAGAAACATTCTAGGATAAGAAGTGGCTTACATAAAATAGCTCCGCCAAAACCAGAAGTTTGTGAGTGTTGTGGAAAAGTTCCCTTAAAGTGGTGTTTAGATCATAATCATGTAGATGATAGTTTTAGAGGATGGTTATGTGATAAATGTAATACTGGCATAGGAAAGTTAGGGGATACTTTACAAGGTTTAATTAACGCAGTTAACTACATTACAATGTCGAGGAACAGAACTCATGAGTAACTATCTTAATATAGACACTCCAATATTTTTTGCATATCTAGACACTGGATTTTTATACAATAAGCCGCCAGATGTTAATGCTGATAGAATAGTTGTAGAAGTTTTTAATTTTACCAGTATACCACAAAGATGTGGATTATTTTCTGTTATGACAGAGTATGGTAGTCAACACGCTAGAGTACCCATACATTATTTACGAGCAAATGAAAAAGGAGGTTCTAATTATCCTTTAGATTGGATTCAACTATGGGATAGTATGAGTTACTATGCCAGTATTAAAATAGATCAATATACAAAAAATAGAGCAGCTAATATTCTATTAAAAAATAAACAATATCATAAAGGTAAGTATCTATTTACTATTGATTGGTGTTTTGGCCCTCAATATCAACAAGGATATGGGGAAATAGCAGCAGGACATAAGTGTGGACATTTATTTGTAGGAGAAGACGGACAATATTTTTTACAACCCAATAATAGAGTTTTGTGGATGGACGGTGGAGCCTTTATTAGTAAGCCAATGGACAAAAAACCAGACTGGAAAGTTTTTCAATTAGAATATAGTTGTGAAAATACTGGTAGCAAATGGGTGAGCGAAAGCGAAGAAGAGTTATATTTTTATGAATTTAAAGAAAAAACTGATTGATCATTTAAGTGACAATAACATGACATATTTGCAACACCTGTATTTTGCATTTTGTCATGGTATTATATGTTTGGTAGCAGGATTATGCTTAATAATTCATGCTGTTTTTCCATGTTGGTTTCAAACTGCTGGTAGCGATTTAGTTAGTTTGTTGGCAAATGTATTCAAGAAACGAAAACGATTAGACGATGCTTGACAAAGTGAACAACGCATGATACAATTTGCTATACACACAGGAGACTATTTAGATGATTCACGATTTTAATTATGTTTGGGGAATGGTTCGTGATCTTAGAGCCACCAGCAGCACTATTGATAAGCAGGGTATTATTGAGGACTATTGTAATCATAGCAGTGCCGCTGCTAGTTTTACGAAGAATATTCTGTTGTATACCTATCATCCGTTGTGGCAATACAATGTTACTAGTGATAATCTCAAGAAGAAGAATCATCTTGTAGCCAGAAAGAATGAATATAAAAACTTCTTTGACCTTCTTGATGCTCTTAAAAGCAGACAGATTACCGGGCATGATGCTATATCTGCTGTTAATAGTTTTATTGAACACTATTCTGAATACGAGGAACTTATCCATTGTATTATTGACAAGGATTTAAAAACCCGTGCTGGTGATAAGATTATCAACAAGGCTATTCCTGACCATATTCCAGAGTTTAGCGTTGCCTTGGCAGATAAATACGAGCCTAAACTTGTAGACTGGAAGGATGAATGGTATGTTAGTCGTAAAATTGACGGTGCTAGATGTATCGCTATTGTTGATAGTAATGGGTACGCTACTTTTTATTCCCGCACGGGAAAAGAGTTTGATACTTTGGATATTGTTCGCGGTGGTATTAAGGCTCTTGGCGTATCTAATGTAGTATTTGATGGCGAACTTTGTTTGGTTGATGATGATGGTAATGAAGATTTCCAAGGAATCATGAAACAACTTAAAAAGAAGGATCATACCATTCCTAATCCTTCCTACAAGATTTTTGATATGATCTCTCATGACGAATTTTATAGTAAGAAGGGCGATAAAAAGAAAACTTATACTCATCGCTATAATAATTTACGAGAAGTTATGAAGAATAACTCTTGTGTTTGTCTTAGTGTTCTTGGTCAAGAATTGATTAAAGATGACGATCATTTTGCTGAGTGGACAGGGAAAGCCAAAGAGTATGGTTGGGAGGGATTGATGCTTCGTGCTAACGAGCCATATAAAGGCAAGCGATCCAAAGACCTCCTCAAGTTTAAAAGTTTTTGCGATGACGAATATGAAGTTGTAGACGTTGAAATGGGGCCATTTAGATACGTTAAAGATGGTGCAGAATGTGAAGAAACTATGCTTTCCTGTGTTATGATTAACCATAAAGGATATACTGTTAGGGTTGGTAGTGGTTTTGCTATTGACCAAAGACAAGAATTCTATCAAAATCCTAAGAAAATTCTTGGTAAAATTATCACGATCCAATATTTTGAAGAGACGAAGAATCAAGAGGGTGGGATCAGTTTAAGATTTCCAACTTTTAAGATTCTGCATGGGTCTGCGAGAACCGTTTAAAGAAACGAGTCTTGACAAGCCGATACCACTAGTGTAGAATGGTAGCGTACACATTGGAAACAAACATTGGAGCAGATATGAGCGAAGTCGTTATTGAGAAAAAGCCGGTAGTGATTAGTACCTCTAGGGCTGATGAGTTTTTTAAGAATTTCCCCAAAGACAAGATTGTTGCCTATAAAGACTATTGGGAAACTGTGCGACCCAAGAACAACGACGATATTTTTCGTCGCTATCTTTTTGCCTATTGTTCTGTTCATACTACTTGGCAGGGCAACGTCAAGGGTTATAATGCTATCAAAAATTTTAATGAATGGATTGAGAGTAAAGAAATTCTTTTGACAAAACTCCATAAGAGCGGCGTAGGACTGCACAATAATCGTACTAATTATATTTGGGATTTTAGCACCAAGTTTTGGGCTAATCCTAAAGACTTTTATTTTACCACTAAAAAGTATCATGTCAAGAAACGAGACAGCATCTTGAATAAAATTAGTGGTATTGGTTTGGCAAAGATTAGTTTTGCTCTGGAGATGATTCATCCTAATGAGGCTAGAGTATTGTGTGGAGATATACATCAACTTCGGCTTTACGATGTTGAGTCTCTAAAGTATAATAAAAGTAAGTTGGGATCATCCATTTATAAGAAGATGGAGCGTCATTGGATGATTAATTGTGGCAAACTCAAGGTTCCATCTTATATCGCTCGCTCGATTTATTGGGATGATCTTCAAAAGAAAGAAGATAGTCGGTACTGGAGTTTTGTTCTGGAGAATTAAATGAGTCAAAACGGTAAGGGTTCTCAAAAAAGACCACGATTAATTTCTCAAGAAACTTGGGATAAAAACTACGAAAGAATCTTTAAGAAAGAAAAAGATGGGAAGCACAACAAATCTAAAAACAAATAAGACTCTTTTTATTCCTTGTGGTTGTCGTAGTGAAATTCTTATGATAGAATATGACCATGAGATGCAAATGGCTGATTTTGCTATTTATGAACATCAAGTAGCCTATAAATCAAAGATGTCATTATGGCAGAGATTGAGGTACTGTTGGCGGGTTTTGGCTCACAAAAAACCGTATGCTGATCAAATAATGCTGGATCATAAGCAACTAAGTGATCTTAAAACTTTTTTATCAGGCTTAGATCTACGATCATAGTGGTGTATATTATGGTGAGCCAATCTTCTTTTTTTCAAGGAGGTTTACCTATGGTAGTAAGAAGTATGAATAGTTATGTGGCTGATGAACTTGCGAATAAAGTAAAATATTTACAGTCTGCACTTTCTCAGGCAGAGAGTATTATAAATACATTAGAGGCTGAAAACCATAGACTACAAGACGTTCTTATAAATCTAACGTCAGAAAATAATACAGATTTAGTTCTCGACAGCGAGGCAATTTGTGTCTAGTCCACCAAAATGTAAGAGTGGTAAACAATTAACATTTACTCAAATTAGTGATACTCAGTTTTTGATTGAAGGCGATTCAGATAACACAAAAATTGGTGGCGAAAGCGAGTACGCTATAAGTTATATAGACTTTGATTGTGGGCCTTTGGTTCATATTGGTCATAACTTTTTGGGGCGTGGAAAAATAATCGGCATAGATTTAATTGATAGCGAACAGACCAACTATATTATAGCAAAAATTACACTAGATAATAAGGACAAATAATGATAGAAGAACTTATTCCCGTTATAGGATTATATCAAGCACTATTACTATCAGGTTTTAATATAGCTGTATTAAATGAGAATTTATCAAAATGAGTAAACTAGTAAAATCAAAAGACAAGTCTTTATTTGGCGTTTGTGGAGGAATAGCCAAGTGGCTTAATTTAGACGTATCATTAGTCAGGATAGTCTTTGTGTTGGGGGCTATATTTACGGGTAGTATTGTATTCTGGCTTTATCTATTATTGGCATTAATATTGCCAAATGAAGATTAAAATATAAACTATAGTGTATTTTACTTAGGGATAAGAGGTACACTATGCTTGTTAAATTTATTCTTCTATTTTTAGCTATTCTATTTGCTAAATCTCTTAGTGCTAGTGACATAGATCACGGTATAGATTTTATTTCTGTGCCTCAATATAGAGACTTAAAAAATAAGTGTGTTTATTCTGACGTATTAAGTCATTCTAAACAAAAACCCCACGGAGATCATGACGGCAGATATACTAATGTTCATGAAACTGCCCACGGTATACATAATGAATTAAGAAATCAGTACAAGCCGATTATTAAAAGTCCTATCAATGTATTGTACTGTTTAAACGGTAGGGCTGTTATAATCGATGACCCTAAAATCAAAATAAGACATATCGGGCCATATATACCAGAAGTATTAAGATCCTCACGATTTAAGTTATATTTAGTAGATCAATTACAGTATTGGGATGATACTCCAACATATATTTTTGATGAATGGACTTGCTATATTTTAGGGGCAGAATGTGCTATCGATGATAGTCAACGAAGCAGACCTTTAGAAAAAACTAACGCTGTTTCTGGAGCATTAGAATTCAGTGTTTATGCTATAGGATTGGCTATGGCTGTAAAAGATCATGATCCAATATTTTGGAAAAACAATAGTCATTTTAAAGCTTTCATTAAATATAATTTGATTCGATCAGAGCGAGCATTTAGTGCTGGTGCAGACATTCCAGAGTTTCGTAATAAGGAGCAGGACAGGCTACAGCAGGCTCTTTTAAATCATAAGGACGCAGAGCCAATCAGACAGTTTTTAAAAACTGAGTTTGACGGGATTTTTGTTGACTAATCCGAAAAATCTGCTGTGAGCCAAAATTTTTTCAAGACTTCCCATTGACAAGGCCGATACTCTGTTGTACAATACATGAGTTGAAGCAAGGGATTGGTCGCGTGACCAACTTGATTCAGCAAGTAGTTGGAAACGATTTGGAGGTTGATTATGTCAGAACTTATTTCGACTGAGAAGCAAAAGCGTGTTCGTTGCAGTGATGAACAGTTTCTTGAGGCAGTTTTTTCGTCTAAGACGTATGCAGAAATTGCGTCAAAGACTGGTCAGAAGGTTGCTAGTACGATGGCTCGTTTTGCCCGTACAAAGGCCGCTCTGGCTAAGAAGGGTGTTGAACTGCCGACGATGGAACGTGCGAAGCCAACCAAGACTGTTGATAATGTCGAGGCTATGGCAGAGGTTGTTCGTCGCCTTAAGGCTCACGCCAACGGTTGATTGTTGTAAATTTCAACTTATAATAAACTCTGACTACATAGATATGATAGAGGCACAACATTAGTCAACCTCAAATCAGTGGTTTGTGTAGTCAGGGTTATTATGGGAGCGTATTCCAACGGCAGAGAAATCGGACTTAAAATCCGAACAGTGTGGGTTCGACTCCCACCGCTCCTACTTATGTTATACATCATTAACTTAAATAAAGGAAAACTATGAGCAAAAATTCGCTAGATACTTATAAGATTGGTAGTAAGGTTAAGTTGGCTGATGATGTATTTGGAACTATCACGGCAGTATGTATTCGTGGCAATAATTATGTTACATACGAATGTGGTTGGTGGAATGGTCGCTCTCACGACAGTAAATGGTTTCATGAAAATGAAATAGAAGTAACTCTAAGCGAAAAAACTAAAATCGGATTTGCATGAAATGAATAAAGTTTCTAATCCTCTTGAAACCTTAATCGATTTTGCTTGGGCTTCTGGTGCTGATCGTTTTTGGGTAAATAATGCCAAAGACGAATTGAAAAGATTAATGACTAAAACAGAAAAAGATACCGGCTTTCACGGGCCAGTAGCATGGGCTAATATATCTAAGGATGGAGATTGTCATAATTTCAGTATAGTATACAATCAGTATATTAAAGATTTTATTCCTGTATATGTGAAAATTTCAGATGTCGAACAGGCTATGTCGAGCATTAGTAGAAATACAAAATCCTAAATCATTGTTTTCTCATCTAGAGTTAATCACAGTAAGAGAATATAATGATAGTAATGGTGGTACATATCTAGATGAAGTCAAAACAGCCACCGATTTTTTAGATGACGCAAATGCTTATGATGAACCATTTTATCGTATTTATGGGATTTACAAAAATTCTATCCCAAAATCTCGTAAATTTATTAACGATTTTTTTGATGTTAAAGAGGCAGTATCATTATTGCATGACTTGACAGGTGAAAGTATTCAATTAATCTCATACTAATATATGATTAAGTATTTGATAGATTATAGCGGCTGGTCTGATGAAGGAGGATATTGTCAGGTTTATCCTATTAAAGATAAACAAGGCTGGGTATTCAAAGAATTTAAAAATAAGAAGAAGGCCCAAGAAAGTCTTGGTCTGCAAAAAAAATTAGCCCGATATGATTTGGCTCCACAAGTTTATAGTCAACTCTGTAGATTGCATTTTATGCCGGAAGATGGATACAGTCCTAATGAGCCTAGTGAATGGGGTTATATTACTGAACGAGCATATCCAGTCAATCATAATGATAAAACTATGAAAGATATTCAAAGTCTGGTTGAAAATATTCATAGCCAAACAGGGTTAAAGTTTTGGGATTGCCATTGGTATAATGTAGGGACTATAAAAAGACATAATACTAAAAAATTAGTATGTATCGATACTGGCAAAGAGAGTTTTAATGGAATAGCAAACGCTTGGGGATTTTCAGATCCTGGTCCAAAATGCTCATATTGTAATAGATATCAATGTAAATGTAGTGAGGATTAATTATGCCATATATAAAAGAAGATCGTAGATTAAGATTAGATGATTGTATAGCTGAAATGGTGAATTGTTTAGACAGAGGTAGATATAATACGGATTCTTTTGAAGAAATTTTAGGAGATATTAATTATACTTTTTCACGTATTTTAGCAGGGTTAATGGATCAACCTTCTTATAATAAAATAGCTATGATAACTGGTGTATTAGAGAATATAAAGCAGGAATTTTATAGAAGAGTAGCAGAGGGCTACGAGAACCAAAAAATATCCCAAAATGGAGACATTAAGGAATACAAGCGCCTTAATTAATTATGTCAAAAGACTTTGATCAAATATCTAAACAAATTTTAAAAAATAATAAAGAAATACACGACATGGATAATAAAATATCAAAAGATCTAGACGCTCTATCAAAAGATGTTAATTTGCTCAAAAAAGACATCAAAACACTGAGCAATAAAATAGATAGCGTATTAGATATACTAAATACCTTAGCTATTTTTATAGAGGATGCTGAACATATTATAGATAGCGAAGATTCAGAAGAAGAATATCAGTCTAATGAAGGCTGGCTTCCAGAAGTAAATAATTGGGAAGAAAACCGCGACGATGATGACGAGGATATTTAATGGCAAGTTTAGCATTATTGGCCTCATTAGTAGCACTATCTGTTATATTAAGTGGCCCGATATGCTTATTGCTTTCTAAGATCCAAATTATTCCAAATATTATTGTATATCTAATTAGTATTCTGACAATATTTATAGGAGTATGGTTTTTTCTACTACCTATCGCGGGCATACGTTGGCTAGGTTTAGTTTCTGCTGGTTTAGGACTGATGGCTATTAATACAAGACGAGAGGGAAATAAAAAACTCATGCTTGACAAGCGTGACAACCGATAGTATACTTGGGAGATCACAGGACAGAAAACGACACTTTGGAGAATTAAAATGAAGTTGGCAGACAGGACGGTTGAGATTCATTCGGCTGGTATTCAGTCGGCTAATCAGTTTAGTATCGCACAAACCAGCAAAATGTTTAAGATCCTTTCGGATTCTCTTTATTCCGATAAGGTTATGGCAGTTATTCGTGAACTTAGCACAAATGCTTATGACGCTCACATTGCTGCAAAAAATCAAAACCCTTTTAGGGTAACTCTCCCCACACAAACCAATCCCTCTTTTACTGTTAGAGATTTTGGTACTGGTCTTAGTCAGTCAGATATGGAGGAATTGTATACAACATACGGGGCATCCAACAAGAATGATAGTAATGATTTTGTTGGTTGTCTTGGTCTTGGTAGTAAGAGTCCTTTTGCTTATACCAAGAGTTTTAGCACTATTTCTTATTATGATGGTAAGAAACTGTCTTATATTGCCGCTATGGATGAAAGCGGAGTTCCTAGTTTGAATCTGGTTAGTGTAACAGACACTAAGGAACCAAATGGACTAGAAATTAGTTTTGCTGTTAAGCAGTATGACTTTCATGAGTTTACTGCTAAGGCAAAGAGAATTTTCCATTATTTCAAACTTAAGCCTATTATCAATGGTGGTGTTTGTTCATCGATTAATGATGGCTCGTATTCTCATCACAATGTTGTGATCGAAGGTAAGGGTTGGAAGATTGGACGAGTCAGTAATGAACACACTAAATATCCTAGTGGTCATAATAGTCCCGGTAGCGGCGTTGTTGCTATCATGGGTAATATTGCATATCCAGTGGACTCTAGTAAAATCGTGGGCGAAGATAGGCCCGATCAACCAGACCATATTCAAAAGTGGAATAGGGCTTTTGGTAAAGCCGACGTTGATAATTGGAAGAGTCTAGTCAGAGAGATTCTTAATGCCGGATTGTATCTTGAGATTCAATTTGGTATTGGTGAACTTGAGATGGATGTGAGCCGCGAGGGTTTGCAGTATACTAAAAATGTTATCAAGACTCTGCGTGATCGTACTCAAGAAATCTATCTTGAACTTAAAAGAGATATGAGTGATAAGTTGTCAACCGCTAAGAGTTTGGTTGAGGCTTATCAGACATACTATAATCTTAGTGATCTTGCTGGTGGCTGGACTGCTGGAGCATCATGGACAGACTCTAATAATAAGGTTCATGAATTGCAGTCTGGAAAAGATCTAGAGTACACTCTTAAAAAGAGTAAGAATCTGTATGTATTTAACTTTAGAACCTCTGGATACCGTTCTCGCAGGATGGTTTATCTTACAGATAAGATTCACTCCGAAACATTGAATGGCAAGGGTCAGTATTATTGGCAGAATAATCGTAAAAGTAATCCTATGGCGTTCTTTGTTTGTGACGTTAAGGGAGAAGAGTCCGCCAAGAAGATTGTTACAAAGTATTGTAATCAGAACGATTGCTATGCCTATCTTTTTATTGACAGTGACCATCCAGAAGATTCGTCTGAGGGTTTTGAAAAGATTATTTCTGATATTGGAGGAGAAGATAAACTCCTAAAGGTCTCGGATTTTAAGAGTCTTTTGAGCAGTCCCTCAAAGAAGGGTCGCACTGTTGATCCTCTTGGTTCTGTTAGTAAGGATAGTCTATTCTTGATTCATGGTAAGATTAAGAGTGCTGGGGCTATCGTAAGTGATAATCTTATGAATGATGCTGAACATCTTAAGGAGATTAAAGATCAAGACGAAAGAGACGCTGTTCTTGAACAGGATGAGATCGTGTATATTCCTATCCTGCGATATGCTTCTGTTGAAGGATTTCCCGGTATTCATGATCTGAATCTCTTTATTAAAGAGCAGGACAGTACACTTGCTACTGAACTTTTCGGAGATACTAAAATCTTTGCGATCAAGAGTAGTTATGCTAATGATCTAATCAAAAAGGGCTATAACCTTATTAGTTTCAATAAGTTCTTTAAGGAAAGACTAGAGAAACTGTATGAGAATAAGTTTAAAGATTTAGCTCAATATAATGGTCTTACAGAACACGCTAGGTCTGAATACAATAAAGCCCAAAAAGGCAGTGATTACAATTACTACAACTATGGTAGTATTGATAAGCAGTTTATGTTTCATGTTCTAAACCTACTTGGACTGGAATACGGCGAATACATTAAAGATCAGCAACTTGTGTCTCTAATGGATCAGTGTATGACTCTTGAATTCTTTGCTGACACTATTTATAGGCCATCATTCGATATTCAAAAGTTTAAGGCTATTGATTATTTTGCCCATATCACAAAACTGTTGCACAATATTGGCCTGAATGGAATCAACAGTAAAGATATTCGTCAGAATAATATTCTGTATAATAGTCTCATTCGATGGGTTGCTACATTGTATGGTAGTTCTAGTGAGCAAGAATCTATGACCAAACTTATCAAGGCAGATTATTCACTGAAGGATAAACTTCCAAAAGTCGATGAGTTGCGTAATAGTATTAAAGAGGCTCTTGACAAACAGCCGATGCTGAAGTA